CTCGGGTGGCCCCTCCTGGGCGTCCGGTGCGGGCTCGGTGGTCTCGGCCTCCTCGCCCTCCTCTGTGGCCTGCTCGTGGTCCTCAAGCGCGAAGTCTGTGTCAGACTCCAAGTACTCGATGAGCTCCGGAGGTGCATCCGTGACATCCACACGCCAACGGTTGGCCTCCTCCCACACCAGGTCCTCCTTGACATTGGAGAAGAAGTCCCGGTTGAACTGCTTGGCCTCGATGATGCGGGTGTGCTGGGTCGGCCCGAGGTATCGAGCGACCTTCACCTGCTTGGTGTCTCCCATTGTTGTACAGTCCTCTCAGGTGTATGCCACGACGCTGCGCGTGACGGATGCGGTTGCACTGTAGGTCCAGCCTGCCTGCCCGTTGAGAGCCGGGTCTGCATAGGCGGACAGAATCGGGATGATGCGGGTCTTGCCGGCTGGAACGATGATCGCCGGGTCGAGGTTTGCCAGTCCCGAGATCGGGTCGTTGCCGGGGACCAGCATGGTCACCGTGACGGATGCACCAGAGCCATTGCGCACAATGAGGTACTTGTTGGAACCCACCTGTGCGGAATCACCAGCAGCTGCAGCTCCTTCAGCAAGCTCCACGCCGGTGATGCCAATGATCTGAGGCAGAACTTCAGCCATTGTTACTCCTCCCAACTGCGAGGAACGCAGCCATACGGGTGTTTGTGTTGTAGCCGTCGTCGATCAGGTCAGGGCTGTACGACTGCCAGTCGAAGCAGATGAGCTCTCCAGGCATGTCGGGGAACGCAAACACGTTCGTGTCCAGCTCTGTCCTAACGGCTGCGAGGATCTGATCGATCCTCATGTAAGACCCACGATCGTCGTGAATCCAAACCTCCACGCGCGGCACGCCGTGTCGTGAAGGACTTCTCTCATCCCCTGCAAACTTGATGACCCCAAACGGCGTCTGAGGCTTCGTGATGTCCATACCACCGTCACCAATCCACTGATCCGCTGGGATCAGTGCGGTGATCCGAGCGCTCTCGGTGATGGCCCTGTAGGCGAGCTGTCGCATCTCAGATCCGCTCCAACAGACGGTTGAAGTCCCGCATCACACGAGGCCCCATCTCGTCGATGGTAGGCTGAATGATGGCGTACTTGCCGGACCATCTGGTCTCGAGCCAGATGCCGTAGTCGACCTGATGGTAGAGCACAATGCCGACCTCATCGCGGTCCTGGTACGCTCGGGCTGCGAGTCCACTGCGGGCGTTACCCGTACGGTCTGTCCACGGTGCATTCGTTTTCATGTAGTTCTCGCAGATAGGTGCATTCCGCCGGGCCACGATCATGGCTGCGTCCATCGTTCGCTTGGGCCCCTTGCGAAAATTTGCATTCATGCCACCGTCGCGGAAGAGGATCTTGATGGCCTCTACACCCGACTCAATTACGATCTCGTCGCCTGCCATTGCACAACATCTCCCTTCCGCTCATAGTCTGGCTTCATGTGGACTTGGGCAATCTCCCAACGTATGTTGTTCCAATCGAAAAGGTCGTACCGCTGCATGTCGGCATCCGGCAGAGCCAGGAGGGTGTACTCGACACTCGCCCTGCGTCCGTCGCTAGTGGACACCTCGGGCACCTTGTCGCTGCGTGGTAGCAGTCGAAAGGTCTGGACTCCTGGTAGGGGCTGCGGGTCGGTGAGAGTGAATCCTCCAGCGCCATCGTCGCTCCTTGTTCGTCGCAGCAGCAGAAGTTCCACAGCATCGGCTAGGATGAAAGCCTCTGTCATGGTGACCTGCAGCTGGAGCTCAGCCGCATCCACTAGAATCCACCCTCACGCACCACGGGCCGTGTCGTCGCGACCTTGCCGCCAGCCGCGATGGTTGCACCGCCGGAGTAGAACGCAGCCATGCCCAGAGCGTTCTTGTAGAGGTCTCCCATGGACCGACTTGAGCCGCTCTCACTCGTGTTGACCAGTGTGCTGTAGCTCGCTGCCTTCCACTGCCAGATCTGCGCCGCTGCAGCGTTCACAGATCCCTCGCTGTCAATGAGATCGCTGAGTGCGGCGTCATCGCCGTATGTGTCGTCGGTAGGTGCAAGTCCCGTCTTGTAACGGAGCTCAGCAACCTCATCAGGTGTAGCCATCGCAGCCTCCTTGATCTGGGCTCAAGTCTACCGGAACTGGGCGAACTGAAGGCCCACCCCACTCCTCAGTATGGATGGGCCCTCAGGGTTTGGAATCAGTCTCGAGCGTTGTCCTCGCGGAGCCAAGCCACGAGGTCTGCACGAGAGGCGTTGCCGGCAGGACCGTCGTACTCGTCCCCCATCGCCTCCTTGCGCTCCTTGACCTCGGCCTGGATATCTGCGTAGGCCCAGGCCTCCTCGTCGTCGTAGTCGTCGGCCTGTGCATCCGGGTTCTCCGGAAGCGAGGCGTCGGGCTCGACCGTAGTGCGAACCTCCTCGGTCGCCGCTCCCTCAGGAGCTGGCTCCCACCCCTCCATCACCTTGTCCTTGATGTCGAAGCCCTGAAGGCTGGCCTCGGTGATCATCCAGGGACGCTGGCGGATGTAGGCGATGTCGTCGTCGTTGAGGTCTTCGAAGTTGACTTCTCTTGCCATTGCATCTCCTTCCGAGCTGGGCGGGCCATCCGTCCAAGGCAGCCTTCAGGCCCACCCAGCGGTCCTAGTCAGATCAGGTGAACACCGGCGGGGTGTAGGTGCCGGATGCAGTGACCTGCATGATGACTGACCCACCGCGCTGCCGCACGCCGGTGCCGAAGCCACGGTTGTAGAAGCTGTCGATGAGTGGGTAGTCCGGGTTCGGACCCTTGACCAGACGCAGCCCTCGGAGAGAGGCGTTGATGTGCTGGCGCAGACCGACCGGGTTGTTGAGCGACGCCCGACCACCAGTGCCAACACCGGCCATGTAGCCGATGGGGAACGTGTCGTCAACGACGATCTTCCACGGACCGTAGGTGCCCTGGACGTCCAGACCGTTGTAGCTCGCACCGGCCTGCCCAGCGCCGAAGAGCTGGACGTTGTCGGGGAGGTACATGCCGGGCTGACCCGCAGCCGGGATGAAGTCCCAGCTTGCACCGGAGGCGACTCGGAAGGTACGGATCGTCTTGGCCTCGCGCTCGTTCACGAGCAGCACGTGGGTGACGCCGTTCTCCATGGAGTAGCCGTGGTGGCGGAGGTGCTCGTACATGTCGGACAGATCGTCCTGTGCCACGGTGGCAGCACCACTGGTGAGGTAGTGCGTGTGAGTGCCGTCGAAGGTGTTGCTCTTGTACGGCGGAGGGACGGTGCCGTCTGCGTTGTACAGCGCGTAGACGTTGACGTCCTGGCCGTTGATGTCAGCCAGTCGGTTCGCCGGGTTGTACAGCGAGTTCATGACCTTGTTGAACACCAGACGGTTGTCGGCCTCGAGAGCCATGGCGTTGATAGCCTCCACCTGGGAGGCCGGGGCCTCTGCCAAGAACTTCCAGGTGAACCGGGCTGCGAGGTCGTACCAGTCGAAGTCGTAGCCGAGCGAGAGGTAGCCACCCGTAGGACGGATACCACGCGGCTCGCCGTACTCGCTTGCCTTCTCAAAGTTTGCACTCGAGATCTGCGGCACGCGCTCGACGTTCTGCGTCACCGGGAACGTAAGCATGTCCACGATCAGCGTGCGCGTTGCGTTCTGCGCAGCCACGGCGGACTGGAACTCGCTCCAGATGCTGTTGAGGTCAAACCCATCGACGGTCTGCGTGATCAGGTCACCAGCGGCGTTGTAGCCGTTGTTGTCACCTGCCGCTGCGCCAACGATGCTCGGCCGAGCTCCAACGAGCTTGGCGAGGTTGACCAGGACCATGCCCTTCTTGGCACGGCTAGAGACGGCGTAGCCCGAGATGGGCAGAAGCTGTGTAGTCATTGCTCTGTCCTCTCAGACCATCACGATGAGGCGGTCGGCCTCAACCGTGTAACCAAGGTACGTCCCGGTCGCAGTGGTGCTGACAACACCTGCAGCGTCCGAGTAGTACTTCTGTCCTGCAACGAGGTTGGCACAGCCAACGAGCTCGCTGCCATTGCCGAAGATGTCGCAAGGACGTCCGGCCTTGTAGTTGGTCTTGTCACAGACCACAACACCGATCACTCCGGACTGACCCGCTCCCTTGACCACAAGGCCAGAGGCGTTGATGCCCACAGGGATGGGCTTGTTCCAGTCAGCCTGGACGATGTCAGCTGCGAGGATCCCACGAGTGACGCCAACGGCGCTCTCGGTCTTGTCCACACGAGCCATGAGGTGCTCGTCCTTTCCATGAGTCTCTTACGCTGCTAGTGCAGCCGCAGCGCCGGATACTTTCTCTTGAGGGTCTCCTGGTCAGTCTGCTTCGTGCCCTGACCAGCCGGAGGAGCTCCCGTCGGTCCACCCTTGGGTGGCGGCTTGTCCTCCTTGGGCTTCACCAGGTACGGCTCTTCTTTGGCGAGCTTGTCGAGTGCAGCCTTCAAGGCTGCCTCATCCACCACGCCGTCCTTGACGGTGACCTCGGAGAGATCCGCCGAAGCCAGAGCGCGCTTCGGATTGTGCCACTCGTGGGTGTTGGCCATGTAGAAAGCGTTCTCGATTGTGAGCGACTGAATCGTCTTCTGGAGGGTGGAGATCGTGTCCTGGGCGGTCTTGAGATCCGTTTGCAGGTTCTCTTCGGCCGTCTTTGTCTTACGCTCCTGGTCCTCTTTCCACTTCTTCAGGTCGTCCCGCTCACGCTCTGCTTCCTGGCGCGCCTTGTAGTGGCGGTCCTTCTCCTCGTTGAGTGCAGCGATCTTCTTCTGAGGATCGCCACCTTCGTTGCCCGTTCCAGGGTCTGGAGGTGTCTGCGCAGGCGGCGTCTCGCCGGTGCCAGTAGCTCCACCCTGTGTTCCCTCGCCAGCTCCACTGGCTCCGGACTCACCCTCGCCCTCTGCTCCATAGATCGGACCAAATGCAAGGATCTGACTGAGGCTCAGCCTCGTGCTCTTCATGTGTGGTTTCCTCCTGGGATTGCCTTGGTGCCCAGAAGTCTACCCCATTCACAGCAGCATACGCACGATCACGTCCCAGTCAAAGCTCTCATTGCCGGATGGAGTTACGTTGATGACCTGATACTTGGCTCCTGGGAATGCAACGATCTCAAACTCGTCCTCATTTCCATAGAACATATCAGCACCCTTGGGCACCTGGACAATGTACCGAGCGCCACGTCCGTGCTCTGTACCAATGCCAACACCGAGCGAGCTCGAAGCGTAGTCTGCGTTGTAGTAGTTGGGGGCGTGCTCGGTAGCCGTGTAGCCGTGCTCCGTGAAGACACGGCCAATGGCATCGTACGGATTCTCATCGTTGATGCCGCCCATCCACTCCGGCCCGGAGATGCGGGTGAACTGCCACGGCTGCTGTGTCTTGGCCCCGGAGACGTGCAGATAGTCCATGACCTTAGACGGATCCGTCGACCACGGCATCTGATATCCGGGCTTGCCGTGGATGGGACCGAACTCGTTCCAGCGCTCAATGGTGTCCGTGAGGAACATGGAGGTGGCCTCATTGAGCTTCATCAGGTTGTAGTCAACGGTGTTGGTCGCGGCGTCGTATCCAAAGCCATACTTCTGCGCAAAGGCGAGGAGCTTGCCGGAGTCCAACTGTCCCATTGTCACCAAGGCGTCCAGGTCCTCGATGATCGGCATAGCCTCCCACTGGTCCATAGCTCCCTTGTTGAGCTCGCCCTCCACCGTGCGCAGGTAGTTGTTCCAGCCGCCCAGAGAGTGCAACTCGGCCCAGTCCTCGAACATCGCATTGAACTTCTTGGGGTCGCCCTTGGCATACCTGCCGGCTGCGTTCAACGTCCGGTACGTCGTGTTTCCATAGAGCGCATTGGCCTCCATGGGGAACTCGATGTGCTCCTGGAACCACTTGTACTCGTCTGGGTCGGTGAGCTCCATCCAGTCGTTGCTCGAGAGATACCCCAGCTGCACGGCGCGGTCCAGCAGATCCTCCATGCGCATGTCACCGCGCGGGATCATCTTCCCGTCAGGGTCCAGGATGTCGTCACGGTGACCGCGCGCTCCGACGTGCTGTGGGTACAGAGGCTTGCCGTCAGGGCCGATCGTGGCAGCCCGGAGCTCTGCGTCGGTCAGCGGGGCTGTCCGTCGCTTGTAACGCTGGGGCAGGACGAATGGATTCCTGAACCCATCCTCGGCCATCTTCTTGACCAGTGCACCTCCGCCGTAGGCCGCAGCCGTGCCCGTGGCAAATGCAGCGGCCCGAACGGTCTTGTTCAGGAACTCACGGCTCCAGGAGTTCTCCGGGCTCTGGCCGTAGTAGTCGTTGTCTCCATACCCGGCGGCCTGCTTGCGCATCTTCTTGAGGTAGTTGTCGTAGGAGCCTCGCTTGAGCTGGGCCTCGAACGTGCCCTTGGAGTTGACAACGGTCGTGATGTAGCAGAGGCAGTGCGGGTGAGGCTTGTTGGGAACGTTGCCCTTCTTGTAGACGCCACGGCCAAGGCTGTCGTGGTTCTGGTCGGCCATCGTATTGCAGACGTCCAGATGTGGGTGCGACCCGGACAGATTCCACTTGTAGCCGTTGACCCACGGATCGTCAATGGTGGTGCGAATGGAGGTCTCGTGGAAGGCGTTGTTGATCTCGGTCCTAGACAGGCGCATGGCTGCGTAGGACACTCCGCCGGGGACGTTCGGATCAATGAGCTTTGCAACGTTGTTGGCTAAGTCCGTAGCATTGAGGCCACGCAGCAGCCCCTTGTTGATCTCGTTAGACACTCGCCCTGACGCGAGTGCCCAGTTTCTGTACACGGAATAACTGAGACGCTGCCGGGAACTGCTGCGTGACACATAGGAGTCTAGCCCGGACTCGGCCTGACGCCGCAGCATCCGGCGGATGTCGTCGCCAGACTTGCCGTAGACACGGTCCTGCAGAAAGGCCATAGACGTGACAGCCGTCCGGGCGGACTCCTTCTCACCGAAGATCGTCATGTGTCCAACGTTCTCCATGAGGGACTTCATCTGCAGATGGAGGCTGCGCTCAACGAGGCGCTGTTGGCTCGCCTTGGACATCTTCCCGAACTTCTCGGAGGCCATCAGGATCTTGGCCTCCTTGCGGGCGTCCCTCGCAGCCTCGGCCAACAGCTGCAGGATGGCCTGGTCCGTGGTATGGGACACTCGTGCGTAGGCCTGGATAGGCGTCTCACCGGCCTTGGCTCGGACACGCGTGGACTTCATGTGAGCGGCGAGGCTGCCTCGGGTGATGGCGCGGATGGCGGTCGCTGCAGGATACAGGATCCGAGCGAGCTGCGGATCGATGACTCCGCCGGCACGCAGGGCAGTGATCATCTCTGGAGACAGGATGCCCTCGGAGATCAGCAGAGCTCGCGCCTCGAAGCTGTCCTGCCGGCTTGCCACAAGGGACTTGCGCCACACGTTCATGCCGAGGTCACTCAGAGCCATGATGATGTCGTACCTGGACTCCGAGATGACACCCATACGGGCTGCCCTGCGCAGCATCTCAGGGTTGAGGACCCCCTCGCCTACAACGGTAACTGCATCCCAGATGTTGTTGACCTCGCGGGCGTCACGGATGACAGACTCCAGGCCACGTGCAATACCGATGATGTCCTTGAACATGGCTGCGCGATCGATGGAGACTCGAATGAGCCCCTCGTAGTACACAGCCATCTCGTGCGACAGGCGTGCCTTGCCAGCCCGGTCAATGACCTTGTTGCGCTCGATGTGGTCCTGGTCAATTGCACGAATGAGCGAGATGAGCTCCGGGGACAGGATCTCCTGGGCGCTGGCAACGAGCCGTTGTGCAAGGGTGTTCATGTCCTTGGGACCCTTGGGGATGATCGCGCCCACGGCTCGCAGTGCGAGGCGCAGGGTGTGTCCCTCGGCCGGAGAGATCAGGTTGTAGCGTCGGAGGAAGTCAACGGTTGTGGTGCTGAGGAGCTCGGGTGCAAGGATCATCATCCGCTCAACGAGCGACTTGCCTCGCAGCCGCTTGATGGTGCCGAACTTGCCAACCATCTTGCGGTAGACCTTGTAGTCGCGCTCGTCAATGAGGCCCATCTGCAAGGCGAGCTTGAGCATCGTGGTGTCGTTGTACATCTCGGGCGCCACGATGAAGAGACGGCTCAGGATGAAGCCATCCCAGCCGATGGCCATGGCTTACACCAGCGCTGAGGTGTCTACAGCGGATCCGTTCTGAGCGCCTGCACCGGCTGCCAGAGCCCCTGCTGCCTCCTGAGCGAGCCGGGTGCCGAACGGGTCGGCCGCAGCAGCGGCAGCCTCGGACTCGGCCTGGATGGTAGCCACCTCGTTCTTGGGGATCTCCATCCCGAACTCCTCACGCAGCGTATTGTGCACGTACTCCAGAGACACGACTCCGTCCGTGTACATCTGCATGAGGTGGTCGAACTCCTTCTGCATGTCGCGCGGGAGCTTGGGGCCAAAGGACGGCTCCACGATGGCAGTGTCGGCGAGGTTGATGCCCTCGTAGGCGGACAGCCACGTCTTGAGGTCATAGAACAGGTGCGTCAGCACGTCACTCACTACAAGGTCGATCTCCTCGGCCTCGTCAATGAGCGGGCCCATGCGCAGAGCCAGCGCAATGCCGGACTCGGCGACCGAGGTGTCGACATTCCCCAACGCGACATCGTTCACCCCGGTCGCCTCGTGTGCAGAGTCCTTGAGGTACTTCAGATGGGCCTGGGAGGGGTCGACGCTTGGCACACCTGAGATCCGCTCGAAATCATCGGTCTCCACAACACGCTTAGGACCAATCACCCAGTCCGTAGGATCTCCATTGTCGTCCACCGGCGTGGCAGAGCTGCGGAACAGGCCGAGCCCTGCCATCGCCAGCGCCACATCCTCGTCCGTAGCACCCTGGTTGATGCCTAGCATCAATCGCTCCAACCCCTGGAGGCAGCTACGGCCGAACGGGAGGTCACCCTCCTCGTAGTACTTGATGTGGTAGATGGGCAGGTTCACAATCCCTGCCGCGAGTGGAGCCTGTGGAACGATCGTGGCAATCCGCTTGGGCTGTGTCTGCCAGTTCTCCATCTCGAGGATCTCCATGAGATACTCGACTGGTGCGTCGTAGCTCGGGACTGCGGGCGGAGGTCCGGGGTAGGTGGAGTGCAGCGGGTTGGTGGACCTGAGGTAGCGCTGCCGGCGGATGGCCTGCTTGTTGCCCTCCAGGATCACCAGGTCGATGATGTCCGCACCCGTGGTGCGCTTGGGGTCGGTCTCGTCTGCGATCGGGAAGTAGGTGCGCGGATCCATGTCTCGAATGGAAAGCCTGGAGCCCTCCGGCTTGAGCGGGTTGGCCAGCACGTAGATGCACTGGTCGCCACGTCGCAGCCCGGTGCGCTTGCCGGAGGCGAACGTGGAGAAGAACCGCTCACGCTTGAACAGGTCTCCGAACGCCGTGATGGCGTCTGCGGTCTCAGTGGCGGAGGCGTCTCCACTGACTGCAAAGCCGAGGTCTCTGGCCACATACCGGCTGAGGGTCTTGACGATCGTCTTGGCAGTCGGGACGTAGATCGGGTTGGACTCGTCGCCACGTAGGAGCAGCTTGAATGCAGTCGGGTTGTTGTCACACAGGTCGTCGTAGAAGTCGTACGCTGCAACTCGTCGTTGGCTGAACGTGTCAAGCCAGCTTGCACGTGTGCCCATGTACGGCTCAGCAGTGCTGTAGTTGTCGCGAACGGTGTCAGCCATCTGCTCTGCCTCCTGGTCGTGAGAAGTCTACCGGACGTGGTGGCTACGCGGTGCGGGCTGTGCTCTGACGGGCGATGTGCTTCTCGAGCGTCCCTCCAAAGTACCCTGCGAAGAACCGGCCCAGTGCCTCAGGCGCGTGGTCGTCCTTCTTGAGCGGGTTCTCTCGGTCGTTCTGGAGCTCGGTGGTGTTCTCCGGGTAGCGGTAGTCTGCCATCTCCCGAATGGTGTTGACGCAGGACATGTCGAAGAACAGCTTCGGCAGCTGCGCTGAGGTGTCCGTCACGTCCGGGTGCAACAGGTGCAACGGGATCTTGAGCCAGCGTCGGATGAGGTCAATGCGGTCCTGCACACGTCCGCCTGTCCTGGTCCCCAGCACTACCTTCCACTTCTGCGATAGCGTCTTCGCCGAGGATGGGTCTTCCGGGTCTGGGTAGAGAACCTGCGCCAGCTCCAACAGCGGGCCCAAGCGGATGTCTGTGGCAACGTCAAGAGCGACCTCCTCAGCCGTCCTGTTGCGCTGGTAGTACTCACCGATCACGTACACGTTGTCCCAGATGTCCACCTGGATGAACAGGATCACGGTCGGATTGGTAAACCCAAAGTCGGCTGCGAGGTACAGGGGCCAGCGCGGGTCAAACTTCCAGTGCCCTACGTGCACCTCCTCGTCAAAGCTCTTGAACACCCGGCCCACGTACTCCGTGAACTCTGCACCGATCTCCTGCTTGAACTTCTCCTCGGTCATGCCAATGGACATGGACAGGATCTCGGGGTCGTTGCGGCCACCGGGGAAGATGATACGGTTGGACCAGGACGGCATCTTGATGGACCACCACTCCTGGTTGGTGCCCTGTCCGAGCCGCCACATCTCGTAGAACCAGTTGCGACCCTCAGGCGTGGACGTGAACAGACCCCAGCCTCGGTGGTCAGCAAGCATTGGACGTATGTACTTGGTGAAGATCGTGGGCTTGAGCTTGGCAGCCTCAGCGAAGATCGCACCGTACAGCGCCTCACCAGTGAGGGACGTAGGGTACTTGGCGGACTTGCAGTGCACCTGGTACTTGCCTCCCCAGAGGGAGATGTGCATGTTCCCGCCATTGACGTCGTAGTACGTGCCGGGATGGTCAAAGGGGATCTGCAGGTGCAACAGGTCGGAGTAGTGGACGCGGAACTCCTTCTCAGCATCTGTGTACTCCGGGCCGATGATCCAGTACTCCATGCGGTGGTCGTGCTTGTCCAGGATCTCCCTGCGATAGTAGGACTCGATGGCGTGCAGCGTGAGCTCGTGCCCTCCCACCGTGGACTTGCCGGTGCGTCGCCCTGCGTTGGTCACTCGGAAGCGGTAGTCAGCCTTGGCCTGATGGATAGCGCGCTGAACCTCGTGAGGCGCGTACCCCACAGACTCGAATACCGCAGATGCACTGATCGCCTTCAACGGTTGATGTCACCGCTTCTTGCTCTTGGCGAAGCGACGCTTCTGGATAGAGCGGACTGTGGTGCCCGAGGCAATGGCGTGACCGGGCGTGGTGGGCTTGCCCTTGAACACCTCGACGCGGTGGTGCTTGGGTGGACCCTTGGGCTTGGCCTTCTTGGGTGCCTGCTTGCTCGGACGAGCGTTGGGGTGGGCCTTGTGGTACGCCTTGAGCGCGGCAGCGATCTTGGCCTTGGTGGCCGCGCTCATTGGACGTCGGGCCACGTCAGGCCGTCCGTCGCTTGTTGCTTGTGCGTGGAGGCTTGGGCTTGTTCTCCTTGAGACGCCTGTCCTTTGGAGTTCCCTTGCTAGGCTTGCCTCGTGCCATGTCAGTAGTACCTCCGTGTGTGTCCACCGATGGGAGCGAACCAGAGGACCAGGCCCACGATGATGAGCACCAGCCCGATCCAGACTAGGATGTGCAGGCTAGCCACCAGTAGTCCGAGGATGAGCAGGACGACTCCGAGGATGATCATGGCTCACTTCCCTGGCTTGGCTAGACGCTTGTTGGCCTTGGCATTGATCTTGGCTTGGCTCGACTTGGAGAGCTTGCCCTTCTTGACCATCTGCGCAGCCCGAGCCTTGGCATTGCGGGCTCGGGCCTTGGTGTCCACCGGGTACTTGCGGCTCCCTGGAAGACCGAACTGAGTCTTCTTCAGGGAGTTCCGCTTCTTGGCTCTGATCATTCCTGGAGCTTCTCTCCAGCCACCGGGGACGGCTCCTCCTCGACCTTGAACTTGATCGTGACCTTGGCACCGGGACGCAGGTTGACGTGCTGAACGATCTCCTCCAGGACGGTCATGGACACAGACAGACCGGGCGTGTACTTGGCCCACTCCTTGTTCGCCCCGTCTGCGTAGTCTGCAGTCATCGTGATGGCCTGCTGGCCGTCTGACGGCTCGGACACAGAGGAGATCACCGCCTTGGCGGTCATGGCCGACATCAGTACCCACCGTCGGGCTTGGACTGGTCGGCGCCCACGGGGAAGTTCGCGGTGCGCTCTCCAAAGTCCTGCGGGTACATCGTGTTGCGGATGGTGTTGTAGTCCGTGGGGTTGTTGGACGTGATGGTCGTGAGGGTTCCAGGAGGGGAGACCTCGCCCATCTTCACGGACTGCGGAGTGACGCCGCCACGGGTCGTGACAGGCACATATCCAATCGGGGGTGCAGCCATTACAAACTCCTCGTTGCTATCGCGGCTACTGCAGCTGCGGCCCCAATGCCTACAGCCACCTTGACGCCCTTGCGAACAAGAGCCCTGCGCTGGAGAGAGCGAGCTCGCTGATTGGCAACGTTGGCCCTATGTCCAGCATTGGCAAAGCCTCCGGCTCGGCCCATTGTCACGTGCCCACCAGAGCCTGCGAACTGTCCACGGCTGTTGCGCCGATACGCTCTCTGACCCATGGGAGAAGTCTACCGCAACGCTGACCGCTCCGCCTATGCGCAGGGTACACAGGCGGAGCGGAGCGTCCAGAGGACTCGAGACGCCGAACTCAGTCTACTTCCCTGTCCGTGAGCCAGCCAAGGAGCTTGGGATTGTTGGTGAGCACGCCATGGAGCGGACCCTCGATACACTGCACAAAGATCTCCTCCATGTCTACGTCCTTGCGCAGTCCATCATCGGCGAACGCCTGCGCAATGGCATGGCCGGCAGAGGCGTACCAGCAGGCGTGCAACAGCTCGTGCAGAAGCGTCTGTCTCTGGACGGCCTCATTGCTGTCCGAGCGAATGGTAATGCGTAGGGCTACCGGGTCGTGAACTCCAAATGAGCTATGTCCTGCGTCGTCATCCAGGCGTCCCTCCTGCCAGGCAATCTCGTAGATGTAGTTGCCCACCCGAGCCTTCACCGGCCTCATCGGAACACCCACTGGTATAGCACGAAGCCAAGTGCGCCCAAGCCCATGAGCAGCGCAACGCACAAGGCCATCCACTGCAAACTCAAGTGCGGCCCAGGTATCTTGTCCGAGCCTTGCTCTGTCCATTGGGGCTCCGGAACTCCGGCGTACGGATCCCTGTTGTTCCCCTGCACTGTGTACCTCATCGCCCTCGTACCAGATCTTCCAGCTCACGCGGACTGAGGTCC